TAATACCTAGCTGGGTTAAGCGGATTACGGTGATGTTTCAAGGTGTCAGTACAAGTGGTGGATCTAACTTACTCGTTCAAATTGGTTCTGGCTCTGTAACAACAACTGGGTATTCAGGATATGTATTTTTAAGTGCCACTGGTAGGTCTGCATTTTCCACTGGATTTATGGTAACGGGGCTAGATGCTACTACTAGCGTTATGAATGGCTCTGCTATTCTTAGCTTATTTAGTGGAAATACTTGGCTTGAAACTGGAATAATTACAGATAGCAGTGCAAGTGTTTTAGGGTCATCTCAATCGGCAGGTAGTGTAGCTCTTGGCGGTGCACTAGACCGCGTCCGCATTACCACAGTCAACGGCACAGACGCTTTTGATGCTGGCACAATTAACATATTGTACGAATAGGAGTAATCATGTCATCAATAGTCATTTCAGGCGATACCAGCGGTACCGTCACACTTCAAGCCCCAGCAGTAGCAGGGTCAACGGTAATTACTTTGCCATCAACATCAATGACATTAGGCGCTGGGTCTTTAAATAATATTCAATACTTTACGGCTAGTGGCACTTATACACCAACATCAGGAACGTCGTTTATTGTTGTTCAAGTAGTAGGTGGTGGGTGTGGTGGCGGTAGGTCTAGTTCCCTAGGTGGGGCAGGCGGAACATCATCATTTGGGGCATTTTGTTCTGCAACTGGTGGCGGCAGCACAACAACAGTTGGCACAGGGACAGGTGGCGATTTAAATATATCAGGAACACAGTCAATAACTTCCCCTAATAGTTCAGCTATACATTGCGTTGGTGGATTAACGGCTAGGGGGACTATTGGCGCGGGCGGCGTAGGCACACCGGTGTCTAAAGGGGCGGGTGGGGCGGGTGGGGCTGGTGGAGGTTTTTCACAAGAAAAAATTACATCTGGATTTAGTGGAACGACTGTTACAGTTGGGGCTGGCGGAACGCCAGGTACTGGCGGTGATGCAGGTGCTTCTGGCATTGTTATTATTTATGAATATAAATAAGGAATTATTATGAATAACGCTTTAATTAGTCCAAATGAATTAGTCTATGCAGAAGATGGCACTTTAATTGGTGAAAGAATTGCAGAAGTATCACAAACCCCTTTTCCAGTAGCATTACCTTTATATTGGGTAGAATGTGCAAATGAAGTAAATGCAGAAAATTGGTATTTTCAAACTGAAACTAATTCATGCCAATTAAAACCTTTGCCACCTGAAATGATGTTAAATGAATATGACCAAAAACTTGCATATATTCGCAATGAAAGAAACTTTCGTTTAGCGGCTAGTGATTGGACACAAATGGCGGATGTAATTGCATCACACGATGCAACTTGGTTAGACGCTTGGAATGTGTACCGTCAAGAACTTCGTGATATGCTTGCAACTATTACAGAAACAAATATTGATAGTGTGGCATATCCAATACCACCACAATGATTGAAGCAAGACTAGCAAGCACTGACAGTGAACTTAAATCTGTTTGTGCGGCTATGCCTAAACTTGGAACGATTAATGCACTATGTATTTATGGGTACTGGAATAAGGATAAATGTGTTGGTGGTTCATATTTACAAGAAAGCTACCCACATGAATTAGTTATGGAGTTTTATACGCATTGCCCTACTATTGTTAAAGCAATTGGGCAATCATATAATGAAATGTTAAAAATACATCCACAACTTAACGCAAGAATTGATATAACTAATTACAAGTCTTTAAAGATGGTTAAGATGCTTGGGTTTGTAAAGCTCTACACAAGAGATAACAAAGTAGCAGTGCAGTTTAATCGTGAGAATTGGCGGTATCAAAAGCGGTACCCATTAATTTAATATAGGATAGTTTAATATGACAATGATTATAGACGGAACAAACGGAGTTACCTTTCCAAACGCTACAATTCAGCCAGGAGCTTATAATGGTTTTTCAACCGTTGTTTTTGCATCATCAACAACTTGGGCGGTTCCAGCAGGAATTACTAAAGCAATTATTAGTATTGTTGGAGGTGGTGGCGGAGGTCGTTCTAGCGCTACAGCAGCTAGTGGTGGTAACGGTGGTGCAGCAGTTGCGTTTTGTACTGGATTAAGTGGGACACTAACAATTACTGTTGGGACTGGCGGAACTGGCGCAACAACAGGTACGACAACTGCGGGTACAACGACATCAGTAACAGGTACTGGGGTTTCGCTGTCTGCAACTGGTGGAGATGGAGCAGCATCTGGTGTAGCTGGCGCACGAGGCGTAGGAACGGTAACAACAGGAACATTGATAGCAATTACAAATTCAGCTTTAGGGGCTAATGGTGTAGGAGCTGGAATTAATCCATTAAGTTTGTTATCTAATAATGATAATGGTTGGGCAGGTTCAACTAGTACAGCCCCAGTAGTTTTTTCATTAGGTGGCGGATTTAGTGCTGGGAAGGGCGGGATGACTTCTGTCGGGGCTCAAGGCGCTTGTGGCGGCGCAGTGGTAATTCAATACTAAGGATAAAAAATGAAAGCACTTATATCACCAAATCAAGATAACTTTGTAGTTCAAGTAGAGCCTGATGACAATACATTTGAGATTGGCTTGCCTTTGTATTGGACTGATTGCCCTGACGATATTGTGGCTTATCAATATCAATATGTAGACGGTCAATATGTGGCTTATGTACCGCCACCTACACCTGCTGAAACAAACAAAGCAACGGCAGTAAGCCTACTACAAGCAACAGATTGGACAATCACTGCCGATATAGCTGACCCACAATTATCAAACCCATACTTAGCAAACCAAGCTGAATTTAATACCTATCGTAATGCAGTTAGGCAATACGCTGTTTACCCTGTAGCTGGAAATATTGAATGGCCTACTGTCCCAACTGAAAACTGGGTTAAAGTGTAATTAAATGAAACTCTCGGAACACTTTAGCCTAGATGAATTTACCGCATCAGAGACGGCGTTACGCAAAGGCATCGACAACACAGCCCCGCCAGTCATTACGGAAAAGCTTCGTATGTTGGCTGCTACGCTGGAGCAAGTTCGTAGTTTACTGGGCAATAATAGTATCCGCGTATCTAGTGGTTATCGCTGCCTTGCTCTTAATCGTGCTATTGGAAGCGGTGATTTATCTGCGCACGCGCTTGGTTATGCCGTTGATTTTACGTGTCCGGGATTTGGTACACCGAAAGAAGTAGCCAACAAGATTGCTGAGTCACCGATTAAATTCGATCAGCTTATATACGAAGGCACTTGGGTGCACTTAAGTATAGACCCACGCAACAGACGAGAAGTGCTCACTGCACATTTTAAAAACGGTAAGGTTAAATACACAAAAGGACTTTAATATGAAAGCATATTTATTATCACGTGGTAAAGAAGCATCAACTTGGCGCGGTCTAGTAGCATTATTAACTGCTGTAGGCGTAGGTATCTCACCAGAACAAGGTGAAGCGATTATTGCTTTAGGTTTAGCAGTTATTGGCGCTATTGGCGTGCTCACTGCCGATAAAAAATGATTAAATTAATTGCTGTACTTGACAGGCTACTTGCTTTATTAGATAAGTGGGTAGCTCATCAAGAACACAAAAAAGCGCAAAAGGCTAGAGATGCACTTGAACAAAACCCTGCTGATTGGTTTGACACTCACTTTAGTAACGGGGTGCGCACAGCTGACTCCAGTAAAACCGACCAAACCGACACTGAAAATTCAAAAACAAAGTGATGGTGGTATGTGCCTAGACCGAGAAAATACTAAATCGCTCGGAGAATACATATTGTCATTAGAGCAGGGATACCAGTAACATGCCATTATCCAAACTAGCATTTAAACCAGGCATTAATAAAGATCAGACTAACTACGCCTCTGAAGGTGGCTGGTTTGATATGGATAAGGTTCGCTTTCGTTCAGGTTACCCTGAAAAGATTGGCGGCTGGACAGTAGAAACGTTTGACCAGTATGTAGGAGAAGCGCGGTTATTATTTCCTTGGAGCTTAACTACTGGCACTTCATTATTATGTATTGGCACTAACGAAAAGATATATGTCACTGCGGGTACAACGCTATATGATATCACCCCAATACGCGTAACTTTTACACACAGTACAACCCCTACAACTGATAACTGCTTTAAGACAACTAACCTATTAACTACTGTAACCGTTACAATTACAGGCCACGGAGCGGATGAAGGCTCCTACGTTACATTTAGTGGCGCCGTGGCAGTAGGTGGTATACCTGCTGGCGATTTAAACAAAGAATTTAAAATAAGTAACGTTACTACAAACACGTTTGATATTACTGTAGCAACGGCAGCAACCTCAACAGTAGCAGCGGGCGGTGGCACGGCTATATCAGCAGCGTTTCAAATCAATATAGGCTACCCAGTAGTTACCGCAGGGTATGGTTGGGGTACAGGCACTTGGGGTCGTGGTACTTGGGGATCAAGCTCAACATCGCCTATATTTTATAACGCTCGATTATTTTCCGCAGATAACTTTAATAACGACTTAATAATTAATGTTGCCGATGGCAGTATATATTACTGGGTGTACGACACTAACTTCTCTACTCGCGCGGTTTTGATGTCTTCACTAGGCGGCGCCACTGCAGTACCACAACAAGTAGGTACGTTAATATTCGCTCCTTCCGGGCACTTAATTGCCCTTAGCTGTACTGAATATGATGCTGCGGCAGCGGCACCTGATTACTTGGGTGCTCTTAATCAATTGTTGATTCGATGGGCAGATGTAACCGCAGATACTGGACCAGACCCGCTGTACTGGAAACCTGAGTTAACTAATTCTGCTGGATTTTTATACCTGCAATCGGGCACAAGCATTATTACCGCGTTCCACGCTAAACAAGAAACATTGATTTGGACGGATATATCACTATCCTCAATGCAATTCCTAGGCACGGCAGAAGTATTCGGGCTTCAAGAGATTGCGAATGGCACGTCAATTATAGGCCACAATGCAGTTGCCTCAGCTAACAACATTATCTATTGGATGGGTAACGATAAGTTTTACACCTATAACGGCCGAGTAGATACAGTGCCTTGTACCTTGCGACAATTTGTATTTGAAGACATTAACCGTCAACAAGGGCAACAAGTTGTTGCGGGTACTAATAACCAATACAATGAGGTTGTTTGGTTCTATTGCACGGCTAATGCGACTGAGATTGATCGCTACGTCATATACAACTACTCTGATAACATTTGGTATTACGGCGAGATAAACCGTACAGCTTGGATTGATGCAGGGATATTTAGTAAACCACTTGCCGTACACGATGGGTGGCTATACGCACATGAGTCTGGAACAGATGATGGTCAACCGCTAGGTGCAGCCCCGCTAGCTATAGATTCGTTTATTCAATCAGCCGATGTAGATATCGAAGACGGTGACAAGTTTATGTTGATTCGCCGCGTAATACCTGATGTAAACTTTAGTAACTCTGAATTATCTAACCCAGTGACCGGTGCCCCTATTACCCCAGAAGCTACTATTACTGTAGGCGTACGAAACTTCCCTGGCGCTGCAAGCTCAACAACTAACGCATCGGGACTAACTACAGCTAGACCGGTTATAACAGCCTCTGCAACGATTGACCAGTATACGAACCAAGTATTTATCAGGGCTCGTGGTCGTCAAATGAACTTTAGAATTGAGTCTAATAACGTGGGTACACAGTGGCAGTTAGGTATGCCTCGTATCGATGCACGTCCAGACGGAACAAGGGGTTAATTATGGCCTTAAAATTATTTGCTCCACCAAGCTTACCCCTACCCCCAACTGAATACTCTCCGCAGTATTTTGACCAGCTAGTGCGTTCATTAAACACATATTTTAGGCAAGTAGGCTCGACAACTCCCATCGTTGTTGATAGTATTACACTAAATAATTTACCAACCAGCGCAACAGGTTTGCCCGTCGGAAGTGTATGGAACGATGCCGGCACTTTAAAAATAGTTATCTAAGGATTTAATATGTCAGGACGTCAATTAGCACAAGGAGTAGCAAGCCTAGGTCGTAACGGCGAGTCAATGCTCGTGCACATGCAACCACGGGAAGTGGCGGGTCTTCAGGCTCTTGCAATGCAAGGTGGTGGATCACTAACAATTAATCCTGAAACAGGTCTACCAGAAGCAGGTTGGTTCGGTGACATTCTAGGGGCTGTTGCCCCTATTGCGTTAGGTGCGTTCTTAGGCCCAGCAGGTATTGGCTTAGCTTCAACTTCTTTAGGTGCTGGTATGATGACCGGTGCTATTGGCTTCTTAGCATCTGGTGGTGACTTAGCATCCGGTTTAAGTGCGGGTCTAGGCGGTGCTGGTGGTTTTGGTCTTGGTGAGAGTCTAGGCAAAGTAGGTCAAACTGCATTAGTAGATACCGTAGCTAACCCATCTACCGTAGGTAATTCAATCCTTGAAGGTGGTGCTGGGTCATTTGCTACTGGAGCAGACTCACTATCTTCTTTGGCAGGTAACGCAGAAAATCTAGTAGGGGCTGTTGGTGAAGCGGGTGCTACTACCGCAAGTAACGCAGTAAGTGGTGTTCCGGGTATGGGCATTAGAGACCTTGGCAACTCTGCTATGGACTTAACAGGTTCTGTAGCTAAAGTAAATCCATCTGCGTACACTTGGGGCGATATCGGTAAGGGCGCAATGCAAGTTGCAAAAGACCCAGTAGCTGCGTGGAAAGCCGGAAACATTGGTATGATGGACGCGTTAACTGTTGCGTCCCCACTAATGGCTATTCAACCAGAAATGCCTAAAGCTCCGGAAGATACGGGCTACAAAATGAAATATGAAGGTGCTTATACGGCACAAGACCGAAACCCTAGAATGCCTACACAAGCGGAATTAACACAGCTAGCTGCTCAAGGTTCACCAGAGTATTCTTATTTTGGCGATACCAACCCATACCCAGGATTTAACAAAGCGCCAGGCTATGCTCAAGGTGGCATGCTATCAGGCGGTCTTGCGGATTTACACGGTACTCCAGACGGCACACTAGCACAAAATACAGTTAACGAAGGCTACGGCTTAGGTCGACTAAATAATTTATCTTCTGCAGCATCAGAAGAGAATGCAAAAGAATACGGGTTCGATGCAGGTGGCGCAGTTCCATACATGCCAGGTGCTCCTTCTTATGGCATACCCCCAACAGACTTATCTGCGGTTGCTAAAATAGGCACACCTGGCGAATCCGCAAGTTCAAATACTGGGTTAAGCAGAATATTAGGTAATGCAATTACAGACCCAATGGGTAGAACTACTGGCAATACTCAGGGGGGTATGGGCGGTAAGGGCGGCCAACAAAATCCTATCGTCAACAGTATTGCTGGCGGCTTTCCTGGTAAAGGTGGGTTTAACAAAAAAACTCCAGAAGCTCCAGCCCTAACTATGCAAGATTACATTGATGCAGCTACACGTACTTATGACCCAAATGCATCTATGGCAGCGGCAATGGACCCAACAGGCGCAGAACGCGCCCACTTTACTAATATTAACCCACAACCGGCGGTCATGAAAGCAGCGGGCGGTGGCCTTAAAGATGGTGGTTTTGTAGTTCCAGCTGATGTTGTTAGTCACTTAGGCAACGGCAGTACTGATGCAGGATTAGCAGCATTACAAAAACGTCACGGAGCACAACCTATTCGCGGTGCTGGTGATGGTATGTCTGATTCAATTAAGACTACTATTAACGGCAAACAGCCAGCTCGTATTGCAAATGGTGAAGCTTATATCCCACCTGAGCAAGTTAAACGCAGCGGCGGTGCTAAGAAATTTTATGCTATGATGGATAAAGTTCGCAAAGAGCGTACAGGCACTAAGAAACAAGGTAAACAAATTAACCCAAATAGATTTATGGCGGCATAATGCAAATATCATACGTACCACTTGAGTACTTAGAAACAGTATGGCCACAGATAGAAGGGTATTTAGACGGAGCAGCACGATACTCGCACGGCAGGTTTAAAGTAGAAGATATTAAGCACGGCATCGAAACTAAGCCACAGCAGTTGTGGGTGGCTTATGAAGACGAAATGATTTACGGTGCAGTAGTGACTGAGGTTGTGACTTACCCACAGATGAAAGCGTTAGATACCCATTTTACTGGCGGAGTTGAGCTACCTAAATGGAAAACACCTATGTTAGAAGTCTTGCAAAAGTTTGCAAGGGATAACGGGTGCAAAATTATTGAGAGCTACGGACGCCCAGGTTGGGAAAAAGTATTTACGGATGATGGATTTAAAAAGCGGTTCATGTTTTACGAGCTGCCTGTGGAGAAAGAAGCATGAAAGCACATTGGGATTTAGAGATGTTGCCTGAAGAGGCATTTCAAAAAGTAGGTAAAAATGTAAAGTTGTTTAAAAAAGGCGGTGGGAGCAGTGCACCTACTAGCTCAACAGTTACGCAAACTAACTTGCCTGAATATGCTAAACCGTATTTTGAGAACCTATTAAACCGTACAGAAGCACAATCATACCAACAATATCAACCGTATGGTGCTCCACGTATAGCAGGTTTTACTCCAGAGCAACAAGGCATACAACAAAGTTATGCCAATATGAACACGCCAGGTCAGTTCAATCAAGCAACTCAAGGATTTAATATGGCTGGCGGTATGGCCGCTGCTGGTGCTGGTGCTGGTCTAAATCGAGCATTAGCCTATCAACCTAATAACTACTATGCGCAACAAGTAGGAGCACCAAGCCTATATAACTACCAAATGGCTGGCCCACAAAATGTTAATGCGCCTAGTCTACAGAACTACGGTATGGGTACTGCACAATCTACCTATAACCCTAATATACAAGCGTTTCGAATGGCTAACGCACAAAACGTTAATGCACCTAGCTTACAAAACTATGGTATGGGTACAGCGCAGTCTAACTATAACCCCAACTTGCAAACATTCCAAATGTCCGGCCCGCAAAACGTTAGTGCGTCTAACCTACAAAACTACGGCATGTCAGCGGCACGAGGTAGCTATGACCCAAATCTTCAATCATATCAAATGCAGAATGTGCAGAATGCTGGGCCAGAGCGCGTAGCAACTCAAAACTTTGGTCAAGCGGCAGCGGACTACTATACAAACCCGTACCAACAAAATGTAACTAATATTGCCTTGCGCGAAGCTGCACAAAAAGGTGCCCTAGATAAAAATGCATTGATGAGCGGCGCTATTGGTCGTGGTACATTTGGTGGTGCTAGAAACGCTTTACTACAAGCAGAACAAACACGCGGGTTAAACCAACAACTAGGTGATATCCAAGCACAAGGTAGCCAACAAGGTTATCAAAATGCACAACAACAATTCCAAGCAGATCAAGCACGTCAACTACAAGCAGGTACAGCTAACCAAAGTGCAGGATTACAAGCATTGCTAGCTAACCAACAAGCTGGTTTGACTACAGGTCAACAAAACTTAGCTGCCCAATTACAAACACAACAATTAGGCGCTGGTATCGGTAAAGATTTAACTCTAGCCAACCTAAGTAATGAACAACAAGCTAACGTACAAAACTTAGCGTCTCAATTACAAACACAAGGTCTAAGTGCGTCACAAGCAATGCAAGCAGCTTTAGCTAACCAACAAGCTCAAATGACTACAGGTCAGCAAAACTTGGCTTCTCAACAAGCCACACAACAATTAGGTGCTGGTATTGGTAAAGATATCAACTTGGCGAATCTATCTAGTGCACAACAAGCTAACGTACAAAACTTAGCTGCGCAACTACAAACGCAAGGTTTAAGTGCAGATCAAGCTATGCGGGCAGCATTGGCTAACCAACAGTCTGAATTGACTACAGGTCAACAAAACTTAGCATCTCAACAAGCGGCACAACAGTTGGGCGCAGGCATTGGTAAAGACATTAACTTAGCTAACCTATCTAGCGCACAGCAAGCTAACGTACAAAACCTTGCGGCTCAGTTGCAAACACAAGGTCTAAGTGCAGATAAAGCGATGCAGGCTGCATTGGCTAACCAACAAGCGGGGTTAACTACTGGCCAACAAAACTTACAAGCGTTGCTAGGTGTACAGTCATTAGGTGCAGGGCAAAACTTAACGGCTCAACAATTAAACCAAGCTGCTAACTTACAAGCTAACCAACAAAACCAACAAGGCCAACAGTATGCTGCGGGTCTAGGTCAACAACTATATAGTACCGGTCTAGCAGGTACACAGGCAGCGGCTACAGGTTTAGGTGCATTAGGTTCGCAACAACAAGCATCTGACTTAGCTCGTCTACAAGCACAACAAGGTTCAGCTGCTCAACAACAAGCGCTTACCCAAACACAACTTGATACTGCATATCAAGACTTCTTACGTCAACGCGACTACCCACAAGAACAGCTTGGCTTCTACAGTAACATTCTTCGTGGATTACCTGTACAATTGGCATCAACGTCACAAACATACCAAGCACCACCTAGCATCGGCTCACAAATTGGCGGCTTAGGTTTAGGTGCATTAGGTTTAGCTAAAGCATTAGGTTAAGGATAAATTATGCAACAGAATATGCGCCCCATTACTAAACCGGACTTAAACAGTGTATTTGAGTCTATGTTGCCTCTTGCAAAGACTAACCCTCAGTACATCAACGCGTACTTATTAACTGGTACCCCCGAGCAAAAATTAGTTGCAGCGATGATTAAAGATATGCCGCAAGGGCAAGCACAAGCTGCACCTGCTCAAGCACCAACACAAACCGTAATAGGCCAAAAAGCAGCGCAAGTAGACCCTGGTATTGCAGCGCTTCCTGTAGCTGAGGGTATGTTTGATGGTGGAACTTATGCTGCTGGCGGTATAATTGCGTTTGATGAAGGCGGCAGTATATACAAACAATTGTATGGGCAAGAGCCAGACCAGTTTGGTAATATTATTATAGGCGATAAGCTAGTTAATATTCGAGATTTGCAGTTAGGTAGGGAACTTAGTCCTGCTAAACCTAAAAAACCTTTAGCCGCACAACAGAGAGTACCTACTTCACCTTGGGATATGAGTATTCCTATGGGCGCAGTATCTGAGGAAACTAAACCTAAATCTGCCTTATTAGACCCTATTAATTGGGGAGTACCTATTCAACAAGCAGAAGCTGCAGTACAAGCACCGCAAATACAAAAACCACTAGCAGCAAGACAAACAATTGACCCGAACAAAAGAGCTATTATGGCTGACCCAGCCGCAGCTGCACAACTACCACAAGTACCACAAAAACAACCTGCAGCAGCTCCTGAATTAGGCAACGTAAACTACGGACTAACTAATGCGTTTGCCGGTATAAAAGCGCCGGAAAAAGTTAGCCTAGATAAAGAAGCGTTTGTTGGCGCAGCGCCGACTATGTCTGGCATTCAGTCATTACGTAAAGAAGCATACAAAGAAGCAGGTGTATCTGAAGATTCGTACGATAAAGTAATGGAAGACA